TATTATGTGTTTGACGGGCAACATACTATTGTGGCGCGCAAGCACATGAACGGCAACAACGACCTGCCGATCCTCTGCAAGGTGTACTATGGCATGACAGAACAGGATGAAGCTCTGCTGTTTGCCATGCAGACAGGCGTTTCTGCGGCTCTTACCCCCAGCGCCAGGCTCCGCGCCAATCTTCGCGGAGAGGATAAGGCGTCGGGCGAGTTCTATGCCGCCACCGAGGAAGCGGGGCTGCATATGGGCTTTGAGCGGGGCGGCGGCACGGGTCGCATCCTCTGCATCAATACCGCCTTTGCGGAGTTCAAGCGTGTCGGCGCAGAGCTTTACAAGGAAGCGCTGACCATCCTGCTGGAAGCCTGGGGCGGCGACCCTGATTCCCTCCGAGCCGAGGTGATTCAGGGTATCGTCCATTTCGTGGAGCTATACCACGGCGAGTACGACCGGGAGCGGCTCATTTACAGCCTCCGCGCCTACGAGCCCAAGTTTATTTACGCGGCGGGCAAGGCGGAAAAGGAGCTGCGGGGCGTAAAGCGCTACGTCAACCTGTTCTACCGCATCTACAACGGCAGGCGCAGGCATTCGACCCTTCCCATGAAGTTCTGAGGGAAGGGTCTTTTTATCCGCATCGAGGCCGGAAACCATGGGGCTGTGTTCCGTCACAGCCCTATTCTTCTGCCCTCGGCTCGGGCTCATAGATTTATATATCCAATCATAACCATGGAATAAACAAAACAAGGAGGTATGGCATGGACGCATATACGGCATCCGATATGGATGTTCGCACCGTTGACCACAATACGCTGGTGGATATCCGCGACGTAAAGGTCAACACGGCGCTGCCCAAGCGGGAGCGCATTCTCGATTTCATCCGTCAGATCGGCAACCCCTACTGCTACCGGCATGGGAAATATGTGGTCAGGGTCAGCTTCGCCGATACGGATGTTTCATTGGAGGACAGACTGGAAGCATATATCCGCACAAAGGGCTGATCCTGCGACATCCTCGACAGTCCTGCGCAACGCAGGGTACAATTTTGGAGGAAAGGAGCTGGCAATATGCAACACAACACCGAAACAAAAATCTGGAACGCCACGCTTTACCTCCGGCTGTCGAGGGACGACGGGGATAAAGAGGAATCCAACAGCATCACCGGGCAGCGGGAGCTGCTGCGGGACTTCATCCGAACCCGCCCGGAGCTTCGGGAATACGCCGTCAGGATCGACGACGGCTTCACGGGCTCCAATTTTGAGCGGCCGAGCTTTAAGAAAATGCTGGAGGACGTAAAGGCGGGACGCACCAACTGCATCATCGTGAAAGATCTTTCGCGCTTTGGCCGTAATTATCTGGACGCTGGCGAATACATCGAGAAGATATTCCCATTTTTAGGCGTGCGCTTTATCGCCGTCAACGACAACTACGACAGTCTCGGCGGAAAAAACGCTTCGGACGAGCTTATCATTCCGTTCAAAAACCTCATAAACGAAGCCTACTGCCGGGATATTTCCGTGAAAGTCCGCACCCAGCTTGAGGTCAAGCGCAAAAGCGGCCAGTACATCGGCGCATTTGCCGTGTATGGCTATCTGAAGGACGACGCAGATAAAAACCATCTGATCGTAGACGAATATGCCGCAGATATCGTGCGGGACATCTTTTCGTGGAAGCTGGAGGGCATTAGCCCGCAGGATATCGCCGCCCGATTGAATCACAGCGGTGTGCTTTCGCCCATGGAATACAAAAGATCGCTGGGCATGAGGTTTGCCACCTCCTTCAAGGCGAACCCCCAGGCGGCATGGTCGGCCAACGCCGTGCTGCGTATCCTGAAAAATCCGGTCTACACCGGCGTACTCATTCAGGGCAGGGAGACTACACCCAGCTACAAGGTGCGAAAGCGCGTCACAAAGCCGGAAAGCGAATGGGCAATCGTTTCGGACGCCCACGAAGCTATCATTGAGCGCCGGGACTTTGACAGCGTACAGAAGGCGCTCTCGTTGGATACCCGCCGCAGCCCCGGCGACAGCGCCGTGCAGCTTTTCAGCGGCATGGTGTTCTGCGGCGAGTGCGGCGCAAACATGGTGCGCAAAACCGTTCCCTCCGGCAATAAAAAGTATGTCTACTACGTCTGCGCCGCGCACAAGCAGGATAAATCCTGTTCGCCCCACCGGATGCGCGATGAGGCGCTGGAGCAACTGGTTTTGGACACGGTAAAGCAGTATATCCGGGACGTGGTTGATCTGGACGATATTCTTTCCATGACGGATACCGCCCCCCTGAGAACCGCAGAAGCCCAGAAGGTGCAGCGGCAGCTCGACAAGAAACGCTCTGAGCATGAGCGGCTCCAGAAGCTGCTCATGTCCCTGTATGAAAGCCTTGCAGACGGCATCATCGACCGGGACGAATACGCAAGGCTCAAGCAGAATTACACAGGACGCTGCGCCGAGTGCGAAAAGCAGATGGACGCCTTGCAGGAGACCCTTACGCAGATCAGGGAGCACGGCGGCGAGCACCGGGAGTGGATGGCGCAGTTCAGAAAGCACCTGAACATCGCGGAATTGGAGCGCAGCATCGTTGTGGCACTGATCGACCGCATCCTCATTTACAGGGATAACCGCGTGGAAGTCCGCTTCCGCTTTGCGGACGAATTTGCATGGCAGACGGATATTCTCAGAAGATCACAAATACGGGAGGTGGTATAAGTGGCAAGAACGAAACGAAAGATAAACCCGGTCATTCCGGCGGCGGAAGCTCCCGCACAGGCGCAGAAGCAATACCGCGCTGCCGCCTATGTCCGCCTTTCCGTAGAGGACAGCGGCAAACCCGGCGCGGATACCATAGAGGGGCAGAAAAACCTGCTGCTCCGGTTCATCAAAGATGACCCAACGCTTACCCTGTATGGGCTGTTCTGCGATAACGGACGAACCGGCACGGACTTTGACCGTCCTCAGTTTGAAAAGATGATGGAGGAAGTACGCAAAGGGCATATAGACTGCATCGTGGTTAAAGACCTATCCCGCTTTGGCAGAAACTACAAGGAAACCGGCAACTATCTGGAGCGAATTTTCCCGTTCCTGGGCGTTCGTTTTATTGCCGTCAACGACGGCTTTGATACCCTCACCGCTCAGCGGGGCGCGGACGGTTATCTGGTTCCGCTGAAAAATCTCATCAACGAGGTTTACAGCAAGGACATTTCTAAGAAGTCCGGCTCGGCACTGGCAGCAAAGCAGAAAAACGGAGATTTCATTGGGGCGTGGGCTCCCTACGGCTACCGCAAGCGTGAGGATGATCCCCATAAGCTGGAACCGGATGAAGTAACGGCACCCGTCGTCAGGCAGATATTTCAGTGGCGTGCCGAGGGCATGGGCGTCACGCAGATCGCAAGGCGGCTCAACGATTCCGGCGTACCATCCCCCTCCGCCTACCTGTATAATACCGGCGCGTGCAAAACGGAGAAGTATAACGGCGTGAGCTGGTACGTTCAGACGGTCAAAAACATTCTGTCCCGGCAGGTGTACATCGGGCACATGGTGCAGGGAAGGAAGCGGCAGTCCTTCTACGAAAACCGGGGGCAGTACATGAAGCCCAAAGAGGAATGGATCGTCGTGGAAAATACCCACGAGCCGCTGATCGACCGGGAGACCTTTGATAAGGTTCAGGAAATATCCCGGTGCAAAAATGAAGCATACTTTGAAGCACTCGGCAGGTTCACGCATCTGGAAACCACCGAAAACATCCTCAAGGGGCTGGTCTGCTGCGCCGACTGCAAGCGTCCGCTGGTGCGGTACAAGAATGTGAGCCACGAAAAAAAGCTGTGGTACACCTTTATCTGCCCGACCCACGCCAACGACATTGGCAGCTGTCCGCTGAAAAACATCCGGGAGGACGCACTGTTCCCCATGCTCCTGCAAGCCATTCAAACCCAGATCGCCCTTGCCGCCGATATGGAGGCCATTGTCCGCAGACTAAACGGCTCGCCAAAGTACAAAAAGCAGACCGCGACGCTGCAAGGCAGGCTGGACGCCGCGAAAAGGGCGCTCAAGCGCTACAACGGCCTGTACGACAGCTTGTATCAGAACTATGTGGATCAGCTCATGACCGAGCAGGAGTATATGACGCTGAAGCGTCGCTACAAAGCGGAAGCCGAGGAAGCGGAGCGGCTGATCGAAGCTCTGACCCGCCGGCAGGCGGCGGAAGCGGTGCACACGCCGGAAAACCCGTTCCTTGCGGCCTTTGGCAGCTTCCGGGGCGCGGATGTTTTGACAAAAGAAATGGCGCAGGCGCTGATTGAGCGTGTGTATGTGGACGGTGACAGCAATATCGAGATCGTGTTCCGTTACCGGGACGAATACAAGGAACTCTGTACATATCTGGAAGGGAGGAAAACTGACGCATGAAAACGGCGATATATCTTCGCATATCCAGCGAGGATGAGGATTTGCGAACCGGCGAAAAGAACGAATCCGAGAGCATATCCAATCAGCGCAGCCTCCTGCGGGATTATGTATGCAGCCATGCAGATTTATCCGGCTCTGAAATATTGGAATTTTGTGACGACGGCTGGAGTGGTACGAACTTCGAGCGTCCCGCGGTAAAGGAGCTTCTGGAGCAGGTCAGGCGCGGGCAAATCAACTGCATCCTGGTCAAAGACCTCTCCCGCTTTGGCCGTGATTACCTCACCGTGGGCGACTACATTTCCCGCGTGTTCCCGTTCCTCGGTGTGCGCTTCATTTCCGTCAACGACGGCTTTGACAGCAGCAATCCGCTGGATATCGACAGCCTCGATACTTCGTTTCGGACGCTGATCTACGACCTGTACAGCCGTGACCTCTCCCGCAGGGTCAAAAGCGCAAAGAAGGCCAGAGCCGAACGCGGGGCGTTTCTCAGTCCCTATGCGCCTTACGGATATGTCAAAGACCCGGAGGACAAGAATCATCTTCTGGTAGATACGGAAGCCGCCGAGGTGATACGGCGCATCTTTCAAATGGCGGCGGATGGCGCAAAGACATGGCAGATCGCGGCGGCGCTGAACGGTGAGGGCGTAAGCTCTCCAAAGAACTACAAAGTCGAGGCGGGCTGCACAAGAATGCCGTGGCGCAGCATCCAAGAGGAAAACTTCTGGACGGCCAGTCTGGTTGCAAAATTCCTGCGAGACGAGCGGTATATTGGAAAGGCGGTGTACGGCAAACGAAGCCGGGATATTGTAGGCAGCACCCACACGGTCAAAATCTCCCGCAATGATTGGGTTATCGTCCCTAACAGGCACGAGGCCATTGTGCCGGAGGCGCTGTTCGAGAAAGCGCAGGCTTGTATGCGGGAATACCGGGAATATGAAGCTGCGTCTGGCAGCGGCAATCCGCTGAAACGCAAGGTGATTTGCGGCGTATGCGGTCACGCCATGCAGCGGGACAGCCGAAAGAACGGCTCCTACCGCTGCGTCACGAAAAGGCTGAATACCGGCTTTGACTGCTCGGAGGATAGAATCCCTGAGTCTGATATTCTGGATGCTGTCATTGACACCATACAGGTCTATGCCCAATACGCCGTCAGTATAGACAGACTTCTGCAAACAAGGCAGGCGCAGCGGCAGCTTGACCGCAAACAGGCGCAGCGACAGTTGCAGACCCTCCAGAGCCGGAAAGCCCGGCTTGATAAGCGGCTGCAAGACCTCTATGAAGGACTGGTAGAGGGCGAGATATCCCGCGAGAGCTTCGCTGCGCAAAAGAAAGCCCTGACGGCGCAAGCGGAGGAAATTTCCCACACAGTCTTGGAGCTGGAGCGCAAAATAAGCGACAGCGACGACGGCGGCAATGCCGTAATCGAGCAATTCAAGAGCTATGCAGGTATTACAGCGCTGACCAGAGAGATTTCTGCCGATCTGCTGCACTCCGTCACCATCTACCCGGACGGGCGCATGGATATCCGGCTGAACCTTGCCGATGAGATTGAATCTCTGCTGGAAACCTTGCGCCGGGAGTCCTGTACGGCGTGAAATTATTAGTCCTTTCTGTACAGCAGCCGATGAGGGAATCAGCGGAACGTCGCTGGAGCATCGAAAAGGGATGCAGCAGATGATTGAAGACTGCCGGGGCGGGAAGATCGACCTGATCCTGACAAAATCCATCGCCCGCTTTGCCAGAAATATCGTTGATTGCCTGTCGGTGATTGAAACGCTGAAAAATCTGGAACCTCCTGTCGGAGTGCAATTTGAAGCCGACAATATCTATACGCTGGATACCAACGGTCGATTGATTCTGACAATCCTTGCATCCGTGGCGGAGGAGGAATCACACTCCAAGTCGATCATCATGAACTGGTCGGTGGATCGCAGATTCCAGCGGGGTCTGTTTCTTACCCCAGAGCTTCTGGGATACGATCGGGATGAGAACGGAAACCTGGTAATCAACCCGGAAGAGGCGGAAACGGTCAAGGTGATTTTCTATCTCTATCTGAATGGCTATTCGTTCAAGGAAATCGCCGAACTTCTGACTGATTATGGGCGCAGGACAAAACTGGGCAACACAGAATGGAACTCGTCTTCCCTGGCCGGAGTCATTGCCAATGAGCGGCATTGCGGAGACGTTCTGGCGAGAAAGACCTTCACGCCAAATTTCCTGACGCACAAATCCAAAAAGAACCGAAATGATCGGACGCAGTATCGCCAGCGCGACCATCACGAGGCGATTGTGAGCCGGGAGGTCTTCCATGCGGCCAACCGGCTGAGGGCGTCTCGGAGCTATGGCAGGAAATCCCATCCGCTTCCGGTGCTGAGCGTCGTGGCCGACGGAATCCTGAAAGGGTATGTGCCCTTTGACAAGGATTGGATGGGATTCTCGGTGGATGAATATCAGAAGGCGTCGGAAAGCGTGATGAAGGATGCGCCGAAAGAAACGGTAAAAGTAAATGTGAACAACAGGCTTGAGCTGCATGGCTATGAAATTGTTCGGGCGCAGTATTTTTCTACGCTTCGGAATCCTGCGATGACGATTTCCAATGGGAAACTGCGCTTTAATACGGCGTGTCTGCAGAAATTTGAGAATGTGGAGTATGTAGAACTTCTTCTGAATTCGGTAAACCGCAGCATTGCGATTCGACCGTGTTCGAAGGACAACCCGAATGCGATTCGCTGGGGAAGGCTGAAGGCAGGGC